TTTTATTTTTAAATAAAAGCGGTTATGTCAATAGGTTATCGAGCCTACGGCATCAGTATTGTATGAAGCCTGCCGGCCGGGTTTCATATGAAGCCTGCGGCGCGTCATGCAACGGAGCGCGGCTTCGCCACGCGGCTTCGCCACCTTTATGCATCCGTGTAGTACATGATCTTGAAATAGTCGTTAATACGAGCAACATTGAACAGATCCTGTGCGGTCGTTTGATTTGCATACGCATAAACTACCAAATGATAGTCATAAAACTTAACCTGGGCTTGTGAGCCATTTTCATACTTAACCACTCCGTTTCTGGCAAATTTCTTACCAGGAACATAGAATTTCACAATTCGGGTGGCACGAGACTGCGTAACGTCAGCTACGGCTTGTTGGAATCCACCAGGTTGGAATACACTAGCTACAGTGATTCCGCCATCGGCACCATTGGTACCTTGATTACGAGATAGCATCTTAACCGTTTTGCTGTGCAAAATTGAATATCGCTCAGTATTGAAGCGATCAAGCATCTTGTTACCTGATAGGCCAGCAAATAAGGTTGCACGAGTAGGCGTATCGCCCTTAGCAGCACGTATAAGCAATATTTTGCACGTAACGTCAGAATATCGTGCATTGAGTTCAATCATCATATTGAACGAAATACCCTTGAGCGTAATTTCATCGCCAACGCGATTGCCAATACCGGCCATTGGATCTGCGGTGCCTTGATTGGTAAAGAAGAATGTACTACCATCTTCTAGAGATACGAAATTGTTGTGTAAAATTTCAACGGTTCCGCCATATGAGCGAACACTTTGTTTGGTTTCAACGGTCTTCTTCAACATCGTCGAAACTACACGCTGGATGCCAGCTTTCCCAGCGAACCTCACCTTCTTCGCCTTCTTCGTCGGTCTCTTGAGATATTTCGGTGTCGCACTCACACGCTTGCGTTTGAATCCAGGCATGTGTACCTTTTTGCCAGGTCTTATATAGTTCCCACTCGTCTTTTGTATTTGGGTAACTACGTCCGGTTTTCACCTTATATTCAAACAGTCCCACATTTGGGACATTGTATACAGATAGCGGAAATTTGATTATATCCGTGCGTCCTTGAAGAGGACATCCTTCCAAATAGCTTTGCTCTGCCGGAATGTGATACATCCTCTTTCGCAGCTGTCCTTAAATACTTCTTCGTAGAATTTCGGCATTCCTTTCCTCGCCCATTCTGGGCTGATAATATATTTTGGTTCTCCTTCGTCGTCCATTTCCTCGAGCATATACATCAAACAATCTTCTATCTTACGTAATTCGAATCTCTTACGGTCCTTTCTCCATTTGAAGATTTGATATAACATTCGGGCGCTGGTAAGCATGATGGCGCCTTTTCGAACCTTGGCTGCAGCTCGATCTGGGTTGAGATTGTCGAGGAGGTTCGCCTGGACCCATCTTGGGGCGGCGTCAATCCAATGCTGGACTGGTCCTCGAGTAATCGGTGCAGTTTCTTCGCGTGACGCGTACTGGATGTATGAAAGAATACTGCTTTGGTAACACTTAACGCTAAAGCACTTATTACCATGAAAACCACCTGTTTTAATTCGCTTGCGAATTCGTTCAGCGTCGACTGCAAGTCCAGGCACTGCGACATGGAAATGTTCATTGTTTCCATTCTTCCCAATGTGGGGGTATCCTATATACCATTCGAACCCAATTAGGATTTTCTCTTCGAGTTCATTCCAGCGGGAATGTGGGGTGGTTATTCTAAATGACACATAATTTTGCAAATTTTCCATCTGGTTGGTTGGTTGGCCAGTTGGTGTGTCAGAGTCTAAAGTAGACTCTTCCATGTCAGAACTGGCTAGTTCTTATATACAAAAACTCAAAATTTCGTTTTTTTTGTCTTTTATTTTTAAATAAAAGCGGTTATGTCAATAGGTTATCGAGCCTACGGCATCAGTATTGTATGAAGCCTGCCGGCCGGGTTTCATATGAAGCCTGCGGCGCGTCATGCAACGGAGCGCG